CCTTTCGGGTACCCGCTCGGATCTTAATAGATCCATGGTCGTTAGGAGCCGGAAGGCGACTAACGAGCTGGCGTAATAGGAGAACCATGTGGTTCTCCCGTCAGCTGCTTCTGCCTTCCATGTTTAATAATATGGAACAGCAGACGCGAACTAGAACATCAGGCACGATCTCGAGTGAGACCCGTACTCTAAAGTACGGGACTATACCGGGATCACCTGCGACACAGACTGTTACAGTCTATACCAAACACAAATACAAGAAGACCACAGATGTGGTAACGAAGGAATTCAAACGCCTTCGTAATAGTGGAATGATATTAAACAATCCACTAGATATCGTAGATGTAGAGGTTAACTGTACCGAGGAACCTTACGAGGTAATCTATCGAGATTACGTCAACGGGAACCTTGTCCGTACCGAGTATTACCAACCCGCTGATGGCAGCAAGGGGCCTAACTATTCTCGCTGGTTTTCCAGCGATTTAGTCGGTCTCAATGCTGCGTCACCGACGTTTGTTAGTAATCATATGGATGCTGCATACCCATGCAGCGGTCTGGCCTCAGCTAAACAGAGAACTTTGGCGAAAGCCTTAGCCTCTGCTGCTGAAAGCGATGCCTTATTGCTGGTAACAGCAGCCGAAGGCGCTAAAACATTAGACAGCGCAGGTCGTCTTCTTACGCTCCTTCCCCGGTTTAACGACTGGGTGAAGAAGAATCGGAAGAAGTTACTGCGCCCGTCTGGTGCTTTGCGCCTTATCGGAAGCCTCGCTTCGCAGTGGCTCGAGTATCGTTATGGCTTTATGCAACTCTATTACGACTTTAAGTCGTACCAGAAGGCATATGGCTCAGACGGTACATCGAGGAGATGGAGATTCGTCTCTTCGGAGACGATTGACAGCACAATTCCTAATGTATCACTTCCTACCCAGTATCAATATTTTGATCAACTGGTTACGAAGTATCGCAAAAGGAAAACTGTTGTCTCCTCCGGATGCCTTATCCAACTAATCGACGGGACCCTTCGTCAGAGGGGCGACGTCGGTTTGGACCGATTGTTGACGACAGCTTGGGAACTTGTTCCCTTCAGCTTCATCATCGATTGGTTTGTGGATACAGCAGATCGAATCGCCGCCCATGAGGGCAGGTTTGATCAGCTGGTAGTGGCTAAGTGGACTACCGTTCGCTCAACGTGTGCCGGTCAATATTATATGTCCCGAACGGGACGTAGTTATACTGCCGGTAACACTACATACGTCGGATCAGTACGATCCTCGTTTGGAGCGTTCGAAGTCCTCCGCCACGTATCTAGGACACCAGACCCAACTCTGTCCGTCTTGCCCCAACTTAAGGTTAAACTTAATTGGCAAAAGATGACAGATTTGGTATCTTTACTCGTGACAAGCAAGGCAAACTTGCGCGGCTGAGTAGAGACAGCTATAGCAAACAAAGGTATAACAACCCATGCAAGCTAATACCATCACCCTCGCGGTCGATGTCGCCAACAACAACACTCCTGTTAATAAGGAGTATGTTCGAACTGAAGAACTCGTGAATCGGTCCACTTACCGTGGCCCCGGTTCGACGATGGCTTCTCGCAATGTGCTGCAGTTCTATCGCACGTTTCCGAAGCGTTCCGGGAATTTCCTGGGCGCCACGAAGACGAGCGTTAAGTTCACGCAGGACATTGTCGTTCCCAGCGCCGACGGGTCGGGTAACATCACGGTACCAATGTTGGTCTCCGCTGAATACTCGATCCCCGTGGGCGCGACTTCGGCTCAGGTGTTGGCACTCCGCCAGCACCTCGTTACGATCTGTGATCGTGACGACATCATGGGGACGCTCAATGAGCACGCCGACATCTAACCGTAAGGTTACCTGTCCGTACTTAAAGAACTATCCTCATGAGCAAGACGCGAAATGCGTTGAGCCGAAATCAGCAACAGTTCAAAAGAGCTCGTCGCGCCGAATTGGCGCGGCTACCGGGAAATTTTTCCTGGAAGCTCTTAAGATTGTTGCGGGAGCTGCTCTCAGCTGGCGTAGATTTCGGTGATGATCGATTCGACACTATCCTCCGTACGGAGGATGTGACCGAATTGGTTAACTACCGGAAATCTATCTCGTATCCTCCCTGCGTGCAGAGCACGCAGGCTAAGATGCGGTTGCTGGCTGAGATCTGCAAGAAAGATCCAACTATGGCGAGCGTGCCTTCCGCCCTTAGGCGGGAGGCATGCCTCAAAAGGGTTGCCGAAGTAGACGAAAGTCTACATAGACACCCCCTGCCACAGATGGATCGTATCTTCAGTCTCGCTAGAAATCAGATTCAAGCGTTGCTTGGACCTGTTCCTTCGGTTGAAGACATTGCAGACCGCGCTAGGCATGGACCTGGCTCTACCGTACATATCGCTAAGGATCACCAATCGTCGTACTTTAAGTACGCCGACTGGCCTTACCGTGTGAACCCTGGAGCTCAGGACCTGCTTAAGTGTGTTATACGGCTCGACAGTCGTTGGATGGGGAGTCTGGAAGACTCCTACCGCCGTCGGTATTCTATACCGATGTGGCAGATCCTAGATTGGCAGGTATTCTGGAGCAATGTAATTGTTCCATGTACCTATAACCGCATAACCACAGTACCTAAGGATGGGACGAAAGATCGTCCTATCGCAGTAGAACCAGAGGGAAATGTTTTCCTTCAACTCGGTATCGAGGGCGTGATTCGCGATAAGCTCAAGTTAGTCGGGGTAAACCTCGACTCTCAAGAGCGAAATCGTGAGTTGGCGCGTATCGGTTCGATCGACAGGAGCGGGCTTTCGCCTGCCACCTTAGATCTCTCCGATGCATCCGATACCGTCAGCCTTAAGTTAGTAGCGTTGCTACTTCCGAAAGGTTGGTTCGACCTGCTAGTATCCGTGAGGAGTCCTTTTGGGCTCCTTCCCGACGGGACGGCTTTGCTTTACGCAAAAATGTCCTCAATGGGAAATGGATATACGTTTGTGCTTGAGTCCCTCGTCTTCTGGTCAATAATCGCCGCGTACGTAAAAGTACACGGTGAGTGGAGATCAGAAAGACGTCTTGTATCAGTCTACGGCGATGACCTTATATTTCCTTCGTATCATGCGGACGGCATAAAAGCCTACCTCACGATCGCTGGTTTTAAAGTTAACGCTAGCAAGTCATTCACTACGGGTCCCTTCCGGGAATCCTGTGGTGCCGACTATTATGACGGATACAACGTTCGGCCTGTGTTCCTATCGGATAAACCGATAGAGGACATAGCGCAGCTGGTGGGCTTGAGGAATCGCCTTCATAGGTGGTTTGTAGAGCACACTGGCTGTAGTATCCCCGTGGTTCTAGATGACTTCTTTTTGAAGTACATTGTGAACTCGGAGGCACTACCGCGCGGCCCGGAATGCGACACCGAAACGGAATCGTGGTGGCACGACCAGAAAATCTGGTCGCGTCCACATGGCGAGTTCGTTAAGGTAATCGCGTACACCCGGAAGAGTCGTTTAGCTCCTGCCAAGGAGCTAAACTTCAGGAAACTCATGCACAACCTCCGCTACTGCGGAAGCGACGGAGGTCGCTTCCGAGTTACAGTGCGCGGAGGAGGTACCTTGAGAAGGTCCGTAAGAACCGTTGCCGTGGTTGGTTACCGCGTCAATGGTGCGTTACAGGATCATGCGCGTCCTTCCTACTCGCAAGAGCTGGAACAACGCGAATCCCTGACCTAAAAGCC